CATACTGCCGTCGTACCTTTGTAGATCATTACAGCGACATTAAGGTTGAAGTTTTTGATGGTGGGTTTCGCGAGATCTTGCTAAAAGAAACTCCTGTTGTAAGTATTAGTTCAGTAGGCTATAGCGAAGACTATGGCAAAACATATACAAACTTAGTAAAATTTACTGACTGGGTTCAAAGAGGCGACTCAATTGTAAGTATTAAGACACCTATATTTGAAGAAGCAATTAATGGATATCGTGTAAGTTACTTTGGTGGATACGATCCTATTCCTGGCGACTTAAAACTAGCCGTCTTGGATTTAATTGAGTATTACTCGCGCAACAATGGCGCCGTACATAGTAGTCGCGATTTAAATCCTAACACTACACAAATTAATTATGTTGCATCTACTAATTTACCCGCTACTATTAAGCGTGTTTTAGATCAGTACGTGGCGGACTTTACATAATGGCAAAAATACAGGAATTTATAAGCCCAAACATTGCGGAAAATCTTGGTAAAGAGTTACTTAGTATAGTTGGTGACAATATAAAAACTGCCGACACATCTCTTTACGAAAGAAAGTCTTTGAATTTTCGGGATATTATTGATAATAATTTCCCAACAATGCTTGTAGTAGATTACACAAGCATTAAACAAGAGTTAAAGCAGTACCAAGATATTGATACTGCACTAAAGACATATATCAGCGAAACTTATAGTCCTACACAAAAAGATTATAGTGTAAATAAATTTTCAGATAGCGAAATAGATTTACTATTAAAAGCCATTAAATACGGTATTAGTAAGTTTTCTTCAACTTCTGCTACAAAAATATCTTACAAAGACTTACAAGCAAGTCTTTCAAATATTGTACAGTCAGAACAACCAAACAGTACTACAGTAGCAAGAATAAAACAACTATTCAGCAAAGTATATAAACTTACTGATATTTCAACAAGCTCAGTAGACGTATTTATATTTCCTAATTTTGCAAATCTAGGCGGCCTACTACGAGGCCCACTAGATGTTGGGCTTTCCATAGCCGAAGCTGAAGCAGGAAAATCAATCAGTGATCTAGACTCTGTTGGACAAGTTTTAGCTTACGGGCATACTGCTGCAGGGTACGTAGACAAAGACGGTAATGCAAAATTAAACTTTAATAGTCCAAAACTATTGGCTATAATGTTTGACGTTATGTCTTCAGCTAGCGACAAGTCTCCAGTAGCGGCACGAGCTGCTTTAGATGCAGCTACATTCTTTGTTAATGATACAAGACAAACAGAAGTATATATTAATATCGACAAAGAATTTAGTGAAGGCTTTGTAAAGACTTTTGTTTCTATTGGCGGAAATATAGTAAAACTTGAAAACAGTTTAATAAACTCCAGACGAGGATCCGTTTTAGAAAAGCGAGAAAAACGAGGCGTAAATAAGTCCGTTTTAGATAAGCTAGCAAAAGAATTTGCAAAAGTAGATAGCTTAGTAAGCAAGAGACTTGCTAGGTATATCTTAACACATAAAAAGTCACCTAACGTTATAGAGTATTTAACACATAGTTTGGTTAGTACTTTAAAAGGTGAGCCAGTACAAAAATACAAAAGTAAAAGTAATCAATCTAATAGCAGTAAAGATGGTCTTAAAAAGCAAGTAAGTTCTGGGGTAATAAAAGGTAAAGCAAAATTACCGGTATTACCAAAGCCTGCCACACAACCACCTAAAGCAAATATTAATTTACTTAGCTTGACTACTTTAATAAATAGTCAATTACAAGACGTAATTAGTGCTAATATGGGTAATGGCAGTAGCACTACTATCTTAAATTATCGCACTGGTAGGTTCGCCAGTACTGTTAAGGTAGAAAATGCTTCTATGAGTAGACAGGGTATGATAACCGCGTTTTACTCTTATATGAAAAATCCGTACGCAACATTTAGTGCGGGAGGGCGTCAATCGATACCTGCAACCAGAGACCCTAAACTATTAATCTCTAAGTCAATTAGAGAAATTGCAGAACAAGTAGTATCTAATAGGTTAAGGGCAGTAGCACTATGACAAAAAGAATTAGTATTGTAACAGCCCTGGCTGAAAAATTTAAATTAATAGATGGTAATCCTCCTTATAGTACCGATCTATTTGATAATAGCTACCCTAAGCTTAAATTCTGGGATGAAGTTCAGGATTTTCCTTGCGTATATCTTACGCCAGGCACAGAAATCCGCGAATATCACCCAGCCGATTTTACTTGGGGTATGTTAAACGTAAACGTTAAAGTGTATGTTCGCAGTGAAAACGAAGCGCAACAGCAGTTGGAAGATTTAATTAACGATCTCGAGACTGTAATTAACGCTAATCGTGTATTAGTATATGACGTTACTAATAACCTTTCAACAACTGAAATATTAATTCAGTCTATAACTACTGACGAAGGGCTATTAGCTCCTTATGGTGTCGGTGAAATCAATCTACAAGTGCGCTACGCATTGGTATAACTCGGAACTATAACAAGTACGACAACAGATAAATATCTAGTCAGAGTGCTTAAATATTTCCAAAAATCATAAAGGAAAGAGTATGGCATTAAATTTACTACGCAATAGTCGAGTGTTCTTCACTACTGACTTAGATAGCAGCGGTAAGGTAAACACAGGCGCAGTTATGACTGCAGCAACAACACGAGAACTCCAAGTATTAGATGGATTCTCTTTTTCACAAAACACAGGTCAAGAAACTGTTACTACAAATGAGGCAGGTATTTCGCCAGTACGCGGACAGCGCAGCTTTAATACTTCGCTAGAGCCAGTAGATTGGAGTTTTACTACCTATATTCGCCCTGTAATTGGAGAGGGTGCTACAACTACTACCGGTATTGACGCTGACGACGTGGTTGACGCAGAAGAGTCCGTACTCTGGAATGCTATGGCTAGTACTGCTCTTATAGGTGCTACAGGCGCTGCTTGGACACAAACACCAGGTACAGTATCCGCAGGACCTCCTGCAAGCTATAGTGTTAAACCTGTTTCTACAGTTAGTTTTGCAAATTCTAATATACACCAATTACAAGCTTTTGGTCTGATTATTGTTTTTGAAGACGTTACTTATGTTATCGATAATTGCGCTATTGATTCAGCTACTATCGATTTTGGATTAGATGCAATTGCTGCTGTTCAGTGGGCTGGCAAAGGTACAGAAATGCGCCAATTAGCTAATACGGTACTTATTGCTGCTCCTGCGTCAGGTACTGTTGCCCTAACCGGAGGTATTACAGGAGCTTCGGCTGTTGCTAAAGCAAAAAATACTGATGCTCGTTTTATTGCTAATAAGTTATCAACAATGACATTAACAGCTGCTAGTTTTGGTGGTGTACCTGCCGGAAGTTACACTATTGCATTAACAGGTGGTAGCCTAACAATTAGTAATAATTTAACTTACTTAACTCCTGCTAATTTAGGCGTAGTTAATAAGCCAATTACTTATTTTACAGGTACTCGTTCTGTTACAGCTAACGTAACCGCATACTTAAAAACCGGCTTAGCTGGTAGTAATAAGCAAGGTGCAGGATTGCTAAATGACTTGCTAACCGCTAGTAGCTCAAGCACAGAAAATAAGTTTTCTAGTGTAATTTCACTCGGTGGTGCAAGCAACGATACTCGCCTTGATTTAGATATGCCTACAGTTCAGTTAACTATCCCATCAATTACTTCTGAGCAAATTATTTCTACTTCAATTACAATGACTGCTCAAGGTTCTACAACTGGTGCTGCTGGTGGTACTTATGATCTTGAAGGCAAGAACGAAATATCAATTAAATACTACGCAGCAGCTTAATCAGCCACTGCATTTTCATAGAGACTGGGTTGATCTCCAGTCTCTCTTTTTAAAACTTATTATAAAATGACTACTCTCTCTTTAAAAACACTGTTAGTTCCTAGTAAATCGGTACAGGTAGAATATCCTGGTATGCCTGGTTTTGTTGTTGATTTGGCATTTTTATCTCGCGAAACACTTTTGAGTATTCGCAAGAAATCTACCAAAACAACTTTTAAAAATCGTCAGGCTGCTGAAGATTTTAACGAAGAATTATTTTTACAACTATACGTTGAGAATGCCGTCAAAGGATGGTCAGGACTAAAACTCAGTTATCTAGAGCAATTAGCACCAGTTGATTTAACTGGTAAGGATATGGAAGCAGAGTTGGGATATACTCCTGAAAACGCTCTGTATTTAATGAAAAATTCCAGTAACTTTGATGCTTTTATCAGTGAACAGGTCACAGACCTGGGAAACTTTTCGACGACCAACTCCAGCAAGTAAATTGGCAGTTGGTTAACTATCTTCAAAATATGGGTGTTGGCATGTCCAAAGATCAGTATTTTGAAATGTGCGAAGCACTAGGCAATGATCCAGTAGAATCTGAAATTCCTATTGAATTTGATGATTTTCCCTTAGAAGTGCAACAAGCATTCAATGCTTATAGAATGTTACGAGACGAGTGGGATACCATGAGTGGTAGCTATTTAGGAAAATCCTTAATAGGTATTAAAGACGTGCTAGAAGCAACAGAGATTGATCCTTCTGAACAAAAGTTTATTATTATGCTTATACGTATAATTGATAATGTAAGATCAGAAGAGATCAATAATAAGAAAAAGACGCAAGAGCCCGCTAGCTAAAAATTAGCGGGCTTTTTTGCGTTAAAAATTTTTTGGTTTGACAAACGCGAGGTCACATGGTATAATGGTCTCTAGTTAAATTATCGAAAAATTTTGGTAATACCCGACAGGAGTGTATATGGCCGTTCAAAGATATGTATTAGAGTTTAGTCTAAAAGACGTAGGAAGCTCACTTAAAGCAGGCAAAAAAGATGCAGACGCTTTTAGAGCCTCACTAGATTCTATTGAGAAGATGACCAGTAAAGCTGGTAGTAAAAGCAAAGGCGGCTGGAAAAACGCTATGATGGGTGGCAACGAGTATGATGTTGCCAGGGGTAGTGCCGGCGCTACTGGTGCTTCTGGTCGTGACTTTGCAAACCAAGCTCGAGGCCTTGATGGTTTAGTACGTTTATATGC